TGAGGAACCAATGGAAGAAATCGCAACTAACGAAGAGAGCGTACCAGAGGTTATTGAAGAAAAAGAAGAGGCAATGGAAGAGCCTAAATCTACTGAGTCAGAACCAGTAACAGAAGAAAAGGAAGTAGCAAATAATGAATCAAAAGAAGAGTCAAGTCCAAAAGAAGAGGAACCCAGTAGCAAAAACACTGAGGAATCCGAAGTACAGCCAGAAGATAATGGAGAAGAAGACAGTGTACAACCGGAAGGAAGAGAAGAAGTGGACACCGAAGACAGGATTGCTACAGATGTTACAAAAGTAGAGACAAAATTAAAACAAAATTTAAAGAAGATAGCTAAACAAATAGCTAAAGTAACAAAAGAAACAACTCAAAACTTATCAAAAGAAGACTTATTTTTTAAAGAAAATAGCCTCGAATCGTATAAACAAATAGCATTTTATTCTGCAAAAGATATATATGCTAATACAAACATAGGGCTATTTTTACAAATAGATTTATCTTCATATTCTGGAGATATATACGTAGGAACATCTTTAAGTTCTTACGCAGATAACGACCCTATAGAAATACATAGGGTTAAATTATTAAATATAAATAAAACAAAACAAAGATTAATGGCTGAACTGGAGGCACTTAAACAATGAATAACATGGTAACTAAACTTAGTTCTGTAGCAGCACTTTTAGGAGTGATAGGTGCTATTGGTGCAGGATTTGTACAATATGGAAAACTAACAGCAAAAATTGTTGAATTAGATAATCGTAAAGCCGTTATTAATAACACTGTAGACTTAGCACCTATTGAAGAAAGAATCTCAACATTAGAAGTAGAATTAATTGACAGAATTAATGTAGTAGAAGAACAAATTAAACCTGTAGATTTAACTTTAGTATTTAAAGAAATAGGTAAAGTTAAAGAGCAAATAGCTATGCTACCTAAGCCTGTTAATACAAAACCTATTTATGATTCTCTTAAAGAATTAGAAGAGTATGCTTGGGAATTAGAAGAAGATATTGAGGAGTTAAGTAAGCAGACTGCAATTGTGTCAAAAGAAAATGAACTTCAAAATATTCAAATACAAGAAGTTAAAGAGCGTAATAGTAATCCACTAGGAGGATAACAAATGGCATTATTGTTTGACCAAAATCAAGGAAGTTTTCGAGACACAGGAAGTCAACGCTCTCCTGTAAAAAAGAATACAGGAATAATGCGTAAAGAAATGTCTAAGCTAGATGAGGTAGCACCTCGTGGTCATACACTTGCATATATTACACCAGAAGAAGCTAGAGTATTAAACAAAGGTGGTGGTGGCATAGACCAAGATGGTAGTCAAATGATGGGGCCAAATGGTATTCCTATGTATGCAGGTTACGACCACAGACAGAGAAAAACTAGTTTTGCTAGTAAGTCTGGTAGTTCTGGGCCTCCGGGTAGAAACTACAGTAGTAGCAATGACCGAAACACAGGTAATAATAAAACACAAAAAGAAACAAAACAAGAAAGACCAAAAGATATGCCTGCAATGCTATCTTATGAGCCACCTAAAACAAATTTTAATACCGATAACTTTATGGAAACAGTTGGCAAAACAATTGGTGGCAATAAAGATACAATTAATCAAGGGCTATTAGTAGACCCTAATTTAAATAAAACTATTGAAGATAAAGAAAAAGGTAATGGAATTTTAGATAGAAAAGGCGATGTGTCAAATAACATTATTGAATTTCTAAAAACAAATATACCAGAAACTAAAAAAGAGCAAGATGAATTGCTCTTTGTGGTAGATAAATTTCCAATGCTTGTAAAAAATAAAATTAAAAAATCTGTAGATGATGGGGAAATTAGTTTAATGGTAGATGACACAAAATTACCAAATGCACAAAAGTCATTAAAGGGTGATATTGTATTACCAAATACAGCACCACCTAGTATAATAGCAAGAGAAAATACGAAAAAAAATCTTGTTCACGCCCCTTCCAAATTACTTGACCGTCCACTTGGCATGCCTGCCCATCTTACATACTCAACAGGTGTAGGAGATACAAAAATATCTAATTCCTATGCAAAAATTTATAATGATGCAAAGGAAAGTTTCGCAACTAATTATAGTGATTTATTTAAAAAGGATACATATGATGGTTTAATTTCTGAAAAATTTACACAAAGTAAGGTTTTTACAGAAATGGGTATACCTTTTATAAGTCAAATTACATCTTTTCTACCCGGACAACGCAATATGACTAAAAAAACATATGATATTTTATCAAAGAAATTTCAAACTGATTTTCATCCATTAAAGCATCTTGAAGTTATGCAAAAAAGGGCTATTTTTGATAATGATATTTATTTTAAAATGCAAATAGAGGAAGATGGTGTTGCTCTTGTTAATAGAGGGAAAGGCTATAAAAAAATAGCTGTTATTGAAAAAGATGGTCAATTCATTCCAGTAGTACCCTCTTATAAAAATGAAAATATGGCAATGTATATTAATGAATTTGGAGAAATAATAGAATATGAACATCCGGGAGGTCAGGCATCTACTGGTGCAGGAAGTATAGTTCCTCGTTCAGAAAAACAATTTAATAGTTTTTATGCTAAATATGATAGGTTAGTAAATAATACGAAAGCAAGACCATATTATGCTGTTCAACCTGTTATAAAAGAAATAATGAAAAATAATCCACAAAAATATGGTGATATAAATGAAGCATGGTCATCTAAAGGTGGTTATGCTGATGCTTCTAAAAATTATATAGGAGGATTTGAATATGGATTTTATGGAAGTGAATATAAAAATGAATACATAAATTTAGCAATGCTATATCAAGTACAAGATTTTGAAATAGCTGCTAAAAAAAATGATGTAACAGGAATGGACGATGCTTTACCAGATGCCTTGGACAATATAGCAGGAATAAAACTAGGTGCTGAATACGCAGAAAAAGGTTTGCCTTTTCCTACTATTGAACAGTTAGCTGAACTTAGTCTAGAATACGCAGATGTAGTTAAACGACCATTGCTAAATAATAATTCATTAATGACTCCTAAATTATCTACGCCAAAAATAATGAGAACTTCTGGATTTCCTTTTAATAATTTACAAGACATGGGAAGATTAGCAGATGAATTAGCTAGTGTTGATGGATTTTATGGCGGTAGTTTTGGAGTAAGAGGAGGAATTAGACATGCTGTAGGAGCTTCTTATTTTACTCAAGGTAATGCATTAGCATCGGCTTATGGTCATATGAAAATACCCGGCGGAGTATCATACCCAGAAATAGCAACTGATGAAGATTTAAATTTATGGCATGCAAAAGGTGGGCCAAATTACAGTGCAATAGATAATAAATATTTTGGAAAACAAAATATGAGTGACTTTGCTGATACAATAAATAATCGTGTGGGCATAGATAATTTATCAAATTTACCATTTGAAGAACGCTATGAAAAAGTAAAACAAATGACAATAGAACAATTAGAATATTTTATTAAAACAGGCGGAGAATTTAAAAAGGGGTTACCTGTCTGGGATACTAATGCAAAAAGAAGAGGAAACAATACTTTTTACCAAGATGGAATTATTAGTAATGTAGAAGATGCAAAGGCACAATTAAAAGTATTAAAAAAAGCAGAAGAAAACTTAATTGACCAAAGACGCATGGGTCTTTTAAGACAAACACCAGAAGCATCTAACATGGAACAATTGGCTATTGTAGGTAGAAATGAAAAATTTACACAAACGCTTAATTTAAGAAATGAACTAAGAGAAGATATAAAAAATTTTAAAGAAAGTAATAAAGATAATCTTTATGAAACAAAACCTGTCAAAGTAAGAGGGTCAGCAGTTAAAAATATTCCTACAGAACAAGCAAAAAATCTTCAAAAGGAATTAGCACAATTAGAACGTAGATTAGAAAGAATTCAAAATAAATATGTAGATACTGGAGGCATTTTAGGTAATCCTCAAAGAGAAATTGATTTTAACTCAGTCATGGAAGAACAAAATTTTCTTAAAGCAGGCAATGATTGGATTTTAAAAATTAATTAAGCATTAGCCATAGCATTACTTAATTCTTTAGCTCGATTAGGTGTCTGTTTAGCCCAACGTGAATCTAACATCTCAATACTTGCAGTTTTTATATCATTAGTTTGTAACGCCTTAATCATATTTTTAAATTTACCTACACCTGCAAACCCCATTTGAAATATCATTTCACATATAATTTCTTTTGCAGTATCCGATATATTGCGTAAATTATTTTCATCACAAAATAATTGCATTAAATTCCAACCATTTTGAAAGTCCTTTTCAAATATATGTTCTAATTTTTCTTTAGAATATTCTTTTCCATCTATTAAATCATCTGTGTGTACTACCTTATGGCCATAGCCTATGGTGCGAAACCCTTGACTACATTTATAAATAGTGTTTCGGTATCCTTCATGTATTTTAATTTTTTCTTTAAGTGATTCTTTTGACATTATCTTTTCTCCTTTTTAAATTTACGCCCTACTACAAAGACGATACTATTAATTACTGTATTAATTGTTACCATACTTAAAATCCACCATTGCCAAAATTCTACACTCATTAGTATTTTGGTGTAACGTTAAATGATATACTTCTTCTAATTCCTTTACCACGAAAAGGATATACTTGATGTTGCAACCAACTAGGAAAAAACATCACTTTACCAACAACAGGTTTAAACGGAAATTTAGGATTAAGTAAAGGGTGAGGGTCTGCAAATAACCATTCTATCCAACCTGCATGGTCTTTCTCTTTATCTTTTTCTACAGATTCTGGAACCATTGTCCATCCTGCCGCAGAAACTAAACCCGAGTGCATATGAGGAGGATTAAAATCTCCGGCAATAGAATTAACAATCCAACTATTATGCAAATCCACTCCAGTAATATCACCTTTAACATTTTTAATTTCTTCATCTGATACTGCTTGCCCCATGTAAGTTTTCATATACATATTTAAACAGCTTGCCATCCAATTAAAAAAACTAGGATACTCTCCTAATTTTTCTTGCCATATATGAGGTTCTATTTTATGTTCTTGTTTGACATTACCCACAAGACTATCTGACCAATCTAGCTGTTTTGATTTTTTATCACTAGCAGATACTTTATCTCCATATGTATTTAGCATATCAATATAAGGTTGTGGCATTTTAAATTCCATAAGCATAGGCCCAAAAGGAGCGTGCATATTGGCTTGTATTTTATCAATAGTATCTGTCATATATTCCTTAATAAATAGTTAAGTTCACTGTCTAGTTTATACCCATTTGATAAACAGTGACGAATAATAGCAGAAAGAAGATGTGCGTATTCATAATCTTTTATATTTTCTACAATTAATTCGGGTTTAACCCAGTCATAGTTAAACGAAATATTTCCATCATTGTTTAACCTAACTTCTAATTGATATAAGAGAGCTTCATGCTCTCTTTTTTTATGTCTTTTTTTTATTTGGTGTTGCATTATCTTGAACAAAACTTGGATTTATTTTTGGGTCAAGTTTAGGTAGTTGACTTAACACTGCTATTCCCTGTGCAACTTCTTGATAAGGTCGTGTATACATATACTTTAGTATTACAGCCCTTGTTTCTTCTGTTATAATGTAGTTATCCATTCTTTCTATTTCTCCTTAAATTTAATTTCTCCTGCTATTGCACCATAAGCTGACATATCAATATAAGTATCTTCACTTACCACTCCTAATTTAGTACGGGCTACTTTTAATAAAGACATTAGTATTGCTACATCGTGTGCTGTAACAGATATATCTAAATATGCTGACCATAACTTAGCTATATTACTATGGTTTTCTACTTTGTCACCATAGTCTTTTTCTCTTTGTCCTTCTACAAGAACACTTGCTCGATTTAAAAATTGATTACTCTTCATTTTTACCTTTTAATAATTTAGTTATATCTAATACATTACCTGTTTTTTCTATATCGCTATACGCACCATTACCATTAGATTTATTTCTTTTTGCATCTTCTTTAAATGACAGCATGCCATAATCAAAAGCTATATCTGGAGTATCTAGTCCAAATTTAATCATGCCTCTAGCTAACGTATAGCAAGAAGCCATTTTATCTGTCATAGGTTCTTTTGCATTTGGCTCAACAATATACACAGCAAATCCTTCATCAAGTGGTTTAACAATAATTTTAATTTCATCATCCGTCACGTTTACCTACCAAATCTAAAAAATGTTTAGCATCAATGAGAGCTAATGGTTGTTCATTATTCATTTTAATAATGCCTAATGGTACTTGTGTTACTTTTGTATTACTTTGTGCCTGTTTCATTATATCATATATTCCTTTAAATGTTTCTTTGTTTTTACATTCCACAGAATATGGAATTAATTTTTGGGCTTGAGGAGAAAATTTAACATCCGCACCACTCTCACCCATTATAGCACAGTATATATCTTCGTCTGTTAATTTAGGAAATCGTAATAATAATTCATCACGAACCCAGTTTTGTAGCCTTCTTCCTTTAGCTTTTCTACTACTTGTTCTCATTTGCCTGTTTAGGATTGTTAAGTTCTGTATACCAAACCCATTTTGGATTTAATCCTTGAGATGATTGCTGTGGTAAATGTTGTATTTTATCTCCCCAACAACTCTTTTTATATGAGCAGTAACTACATTCAAATCCAAGTACTTTATTACCTGTAGGTTTTCGTCTATACATTTCTTCTACATCAGTAAAACATCTTTCGAAAGGCAAGTTTTTTTTTACTGCATCTGAATTATCTTTAACTTTTTTAAGAGCTTTAGCTCGATGCTCATCATCAGCTAAAGGTGTTTCTGTTACAGCCCATTCTCCTGTAGATTTATTAATAGCAATCCACCCACCAAATTTTTTCTTTTCAGCCTCTGCATATACGTAGCCTTGTTCAACATAGCCAAACGTATCTCCTTTAGCAAGAGCGTTAAAGCCATTTTTAAATTTATGGTCAAACGCAAATGGAGAAGCCGATTTAATATCCCAAATTTTATTATCAATTTCGACATCAAATGTACCATCAATATGCGTACCATCAGACATATTATATCTAACAGATTTCTGTTCATTTGTCACCTCGACCCCGGAAGACTTTAATACTAGAACAGCCGCCGCCTCAATAAGGTCTCCAAATAAATTTCTCATCTTTGCATTATAAGGTTGACTTTCGCCCTTTGCTCCAGTTTTTTCCATCTGAAGTTGACAAAGAGGTCTACCTGCGTTACTTGCTCGTACTCGAAATTTATTTGGTCTCTTATCGGTAAACTGCTTTTTGATGGCAGTTTTACACGCTTCTCCAAACTCTTCAATAAGTTTATCAGAGATAACGACCTGTTTTTCACAGGCCGCATCTAAGAAACTTTGTACTTTATTAAGTATATCCACTAGTTAGCTAATGCTTCAGCAGGGTCAACGTCTTCAACTATTTTTGCATCTATAGCATCAACATTTTTTAACCCACTTTTTTTAGCGTTTTTATACAAATCCAATACCTCGTTATTTTCATCGTTAATAATAGTTTGGAAGTTACCTAATGTAGTCTCATCTTCTTTAGTTAATTTTAATCCTGCATCAGCATTTACTTTAATAGAAGAAACATAATATACATTACTTCCATTCTTTTTCTTTTGAGAATCTAAATGCAAAGCACAGTTAAACATAAGTCTTTTACGCTCACTTATACTTTGTAATGCATTTCCAACTGGATTAAATTGAACACCACCTACTCTCCACAAAACAGGATAGTCTTTAACTTCGACTTCTGTTTTATCAGCAGTGTGCCCATTAAAAGTTACTTGACCAAATATTAAACGATAGCATTTGATTGTTCTTTGATTAGCTAATTCGTCTGTTGTTAAGCCTAACTTTTCCCAATCACGTTGTGGTATCTTACCACATTTTGTACCCCCTTGTATATCAATGGCTTCTTCTTGCCAATTTTTAAAGATGATAGAACGATTAGTATACTCTTCTTTTTCTGGGCTGTACTGCATGTACTGCATTGAGTTAATAAATGGTCGGAACATAATGGGTTTACCATAAACTATTTGCCCTACTTCATTATGAAATACAGCGTATGAACCCATAGGAAGTTGATTGCCATCATCATCTTCTGGATTTCTGTTTATCGTAAGTCGAGGAACACCTGCCCTCTTTGCACCATCGTCTTGTCCGATAGCCTTCATAATGTCTTCATTTGACATTGTATTTATATTTGATAGTTCATTTGACATTAGCATATGTCTCCTTTTGGTTAATTATATGTATATATCATATTTTTTACTTATTGTCAAGAAAAAAATATAAAAAAGATTAAAGAAAGAAATATCATTACCTGTATTAATTCACTGATTGTCCACATATATGTGTTTCTCCTTCTGTTAATTGAGATTTTAAACCATAATATGCTGCAAACCATAGCATATAACTAGATAATTCTTCTCTTATATTTATATGTAATGTTACTGGTCTTTTGTTTACATTGTCTTTAATATAGTCTCTTTTAAGTTCGACTATTCTCTCAAGAGCAACAGCCTCTTCGTCATTAACCCAATCATCATTCTCTTCAAATAAGTCACCTACAGTTTTAACCATGATTATGCCTTTCTATAAATGTTATATGTATTTTACAATCTGTGTTATAATTAGTCAAGTTCTCTTCATACTCTTCTAAAAATCTAGTTAATTTTTTTAATGCTATTCCATCAGTAGATTTTGTTTCTATAAGAACTTGATTCTTTTTCTCTTTACCTTTGTGCCATTTTGACCCAATGGTTTGTATTGTATATTCGTCTATATAAGTCATAAGTTTACCTCATTTAATTTTAACCAATTATACCCTATCTTCATCTCTACGTCAAGGGGCACATTAAAGTCTATATTATATTGTTGCTTTAGTCTTGGTATAACATTTCCTGCTCCTTTTGAAAATAAATTAATTACATCCTGCTCTTCGTCTGGATGAATGTCTACAACAATAGAATCATGAACTGTATTAACTAGCACACTTTTTAATTTAGCCTCTTTCATTAGTTTATATACTTCAATACATGTAATGGGAACAATATCAGCAGTAGCAAAACCTTGCACAGGATAGTTTTTTATTTGCGTAGAAAAAGTTGAACCGCCCCATGCCTGTCTTTGTGCACCGGGAAATGCATATTCTCTACCTGTTGGTAATTTAACTACCTTATGTTGTATAGCCTCTGTTTGTAATTTTTCATGCCATTTAGCTATGCCTTTATATTTTTCTTTAAAGGCGTCATAATATCTTTTTTCGTTTTCTGTGCCAGTTACACCACCATACAAAGGTTTAAATGTATGTGCTTTAGCGTTTTGTCTAGACACACCTATAATATCAGCAGTGTATTGATGTACATCTACTCCATTAATAATATCTTCCATACCTTGTTTATCTTGTGCAAGAAACACAGCAGTTCTAAATTCTAATTGAGCAAAATCCATTTCCATTATTTTGCCATTTTTAAATCTAGACACAACAGCTTTACGAATAGGAAAAGTTGCACCTCGTGGTTGGTTTTGAAAATTAGGGTCTCTACTTGACAGTCTACCTGTTGCTGTAACACATTGCATAAATTTAGGATGTAAAAATCCCTTATTGTTTGTATGCTGTTGTATTCCGGCTACAAAAGTATTTAAGTATGTATCAATAGAATTATATCTAATAATATCTTTTAAGAATTGTCTTAACTCTTCATTATCAGAAGATAACAAATAGTTTAAAGTAAATTTATCTGTACGAAATCCTCCTTCTGATACATCAGATACACTTCTAGGTTCTTGACCAAATCCTGCAATTTCATTGATGTCAGTATATATTACACCCTCACCAAAACATTGTTCGCATTTACTTGTATTTTTAAATGGCTCACCATCTTTTTTATACTTTCTATAAGTGCCTCTACCTTTACAGCTAGGGCATTGCTCTGATTGTGTTTTCATAATACCCATAGTATTTTCTTTAACTAATCTAGAAAACATTACACGAGAAAACTTAGGTCTACGCTTTGATTTTTTAGTTGTTTTATCTATACCAATATTAAATAATTGTGTCCACGTTTTTTTATCTTGTATTTTTTTACCATATATAAGCCACGATAATTGCTCTGGACTTGATGGATTAATGCTTGTATCACCCATCTTTTCCCATATTGTCTGGTCTATAGTTTCTTTTAAGCTGTTAAATTCTAAAAGAAATTCTGTGCGTACATCTTCTAATGCCTGTGTGTCTATTTTAATACCATTTATTTCCATATCTGTTAGTACAGGAAGAAACTCATTCATCATTTTTATTGTTGTAAGTAATCCTTTATTACGAGGAAGTTTTAAATCTGCCATTTGTGAATTAAACACTTCTTTTGTTGATACAATATCTTGTCTACCATATTGTTCAATAATACGCCAAGGAATGTTTTCAAAACTAATTTTATTATCCATATAATGGTCAATAATATCTGATTTTAATGATACTTTACGGCGTTTGCATACTTCTTTTAATGATAATGGCTTTCTAAATCCACGGCCAATAACGTATTCTCCTACCATTGTATCATATACTCTATTAGTATATTTAAATCCACATTCTAATAGCCAAGCTAAATCAAATTTTAAATTATGGCCAACAAGTAATGTTGTCTTATCTAAAATATCTTGAACTATTTTATGATTATTTTTTACATTATATTCTGTGTGTTCTTTATGATAAAAACATACGTACTCATCATTAATTCCTACACTCACTAATTGATTATGGGAATTAAAAGGTGATGGGTCTGGTCTTTTACTATCTACTTGAAAAGTAGTCTCTACATCTACAATCGTAATCATACTACATACCTCGACAATCTATCATCTATGTTGCAATGGATTGTTCCATGCCAACCTGTTATTTTATTTTTAGATATGCACAGACTTCTCTCCGATGCTTCACCTAAATCACTTCTCTTACCTACACCAATAATTACATCAGCTTCAGCCGCCTTACCTGTTTTACTATTTTCCATCATATCAAATGATAACTCTAATTTGTTATGAGCGTCAGCAGACGCTTGAGAAACAGCAATAACAGAACAGTTTCTTCGTTTAGCTAATTCCCTTGCACCTGTGTATATAGCTCGTAGTTTTTCATCGTTTCGTGCAAAGTTACCACCAACATTAACTTTATCTAATTGGTCAATAATTAAAATATCTGGTTTGTGTGTAGCTAAATGCGAATCTATATCATCAATAGTCCAATCTACTGTGTCAAATAACTTAACATTTGGTCTTATTTCGGCCCATTTTTTAGTAGCCATGTCCATGTTTTCTTGTATTTCATCTCTATCAAGCCCTGTCCACGCATTGATTAGTCTCATTTGTGTACGAACTGCAGGCTCTTCATTGATAAGAGCATGTACTTTAGCACCTTGAGAAGCAAAACCACCCTCACTAGCAACTAAACTAATCCAAAAAGCAGTTTTGCCTGTTTCTGGTCTAGCAAATATAATACTTAAGTTTCCTTCTCCAATACCTGTTATGCGTTCTGTAAGTGTTGGCAGATTAAATTTCCATTTAGTTGTTACATTAACTAACTTCATTAACTCACCAATGTCTTTTGTAACAGAATTATCATCAGTAGGCTCTTCTTCTTGAGCGTCAAGTAAATTTTTAATGTCATTAAATCCATCATCTTTACCATTGTATACATCAGTTGCAATTAAAGCAATCTTATGTGCAATGTTTCTTTTATGTATAGCAGTTACAATGTCAGATATAATTTCATCTTTAGGCTCTGGCTCATTGCGTATATCTTCTAACAATAATTCAAAATTATTTTTAGCAGTACGAGTTAAGGCAGGATTATATTTATCAATATGTAATGTTTCTAATTCATCAAGTGTTAAATCAGTATCATATTCGTTGTGGGCTTTTTCAATAGAATTGTAAAAACTACCTGTACCATTAGTGAACATAGCTTTAGATACTTTACCTTTATGTTTCTCATAAAAGTTTTTGCGTAGCAGTAATTTTATTATTTGTTTTTCAATCATAAGTAGTGTTATAGCATAAAGATATGCTTAGGTCAAGTCGTATCGTTTATTTAAAATATTTTTTATTCTATTCCAATTAACTCTATCTCTCCATTGAGGGCCTGTTCTTGGGTCACGCAATGTTTTTTTGTCAAGATGTTTTTTTATTTTAAGTAATCTTTTTTTTAATTTAGACACACTGTCTCTTTATCAAATAATTTTTTTATAGGAAGTATAACACATTTAGACCTACCACCATCTCCAACCATACGAGTATGTGTATCTTTATATTTTTTAACAATTTTTTTTAATCGTGATACTTCAAACACTAACATACAATGATTTTTTTTATCTTTAGCAAGTATATGTATCCAATAATCAGATTTAGTTGCTGTAATGCCACTAGGTTTACCATTACATTCATACTCTAACGCAATATTACCTGTTTTAGCCCACCAATCTCTTTCTGTTTTAACTTCTATTTTTTTATTGGCAAATATATTAGATACTTGTTTTTCTCTTACCTGTCCATATTTTAAATCAATGTCAAATTTTTTATTTGCTTTTGTTTTTATCATTAGTATCCTGTGTTACATATGTGTTAATAAAATGATTAAGGTCGTGCTTATGCCAATACCAAGTATTTTTATTTAAAGTACGCCATCTGCTCTTTAGCAAAGATACAATAAATACATCATTTATCAATACTAATCCATCACCATAGTCTTCAATTTTAACGCCTGTATTAATTAGCTCTATTAATTTTTCTAATCTACTGCATTGCCTTTTATCGGCATTACTATAGGAAAGCTTATGGTCGTTATCCTCATCAGTTTTTTTTGCCGCTATTTTATATTTTTTTAATTCTTCCTTTAAAAAATAAATGTCCTCCTTGTTATAGTATTTTTTATTCTCTTCTGTTTGTATCATAATGCCCACCATTCTGGTGCAGGTCTACCTTTAATCCATTTTGCAAAGTATTCTTTTTCACCTTTGTAGTAATCACGATATGCATTTACATACAAGTCACTACGTAATTTATATTGGTCTGGCATGCATTGAGGTGGTGGTGTAAAACCTTGTTCTGGTATTATATTATGTGGTAAGTTATAATTTAATTCTCTTACTATTCTTCCAGATTTGTGAATTTTATTAAATCTTAATTCATATTCTTCTTCTATTTTTGTTGCATGTTCTAATGCCCAATTAAAATTAGAAAGACTATTTCCAACCCAAATTGTCATAGGATGTTTTTCATAGGCAGGTTTGTATAATTTTTC